ACTCTTCCTGCATCGGTACGCTGCCGCATTGGTCGCACAGAAGCGCCCTCCCGTCTTCGGAAGCGACCAGGCCGCCTTGTCCCTGGAAGTGGCCGACCCATCCCCAGATTCCGCAATGTGCGCAGCGTCCGCGCTCCTTACTGAGTTCATCGACGCCGTCAACCTGTTTGTAGACAGTCGTGTTCGGTTTTCTGTTTGTGTCAGTCATCGTGGTTCCTTTGCGTTGGTCAGTCGTCTTGTTCAGCGCCCGTTGCTCCTAGCGGCTGAGGCTGGCGCGGAAGAATAGGTAGGCTGCGTCGGTGTCGATGTCGTTCGCGCGGCAGGCGTCGCGCAGCATGTCGACCGTGTCGTCGTCGCCGAGGCCCTGGGCGTTCGCGTCGTCGAGCGCTACTGCCAGGTATCCGATTTCTGCGGGGGTGATTTGCTGCGTCGTCATGAGTTCAGACTACCTCCGGGCGCTTGGCCCGTCAACGAAAACGTTCGCCTTTTCGTTCTTTTCCGATAACCCCCCGGAATCTCGGGGGGGAGTGCGCCGGGGGGGGGCCGGCCTACAGGCCCTTGGCCTGCAGGCCGCCTGCGAGTTCTTCGCTGGCGAGGCGGTAGGCGGCCTCGGCAACCAGGTTGAATTGGGAGTAGCTCAGGTCGCAGAGGTCGCGCAGGGCGTCCATCTCGTCCGAGTACAGCTGGAAGTCGGATGCGTTGGCATCGATCCAGTTCATGGTGTCGTCATAGGCCAGGCCGGCCAGGAGGGTGCGGAAGGTGGGGTCGAGAAGCGCCATCAGGCGCATGTCGGCGTTGTGGGTGTCGGTGGCGGTGTTGGTGGTTGTCTGCGTCGTCATGAATCCAACCTACCTCGGCCCCCGGCCCTGGTCAACGCAAAAGAACGCAGATTCGCACTTATTCGACAACTGGCCGGAATCGCTATCGGATCCGCGAGTGTTTCGGAACGACCACAGGATCCCCGTTAGGATCATCGCTAACACGGTGCCCATGCCAGCGGGCTAGTGTATTTCGGGTGTTGGGCTACCACCAACCGCGAGATCTTAGAACGTAGGATCTAAGATCTTGGGGCCGCTAGCACTCGACCAGGTATCCGTCGCGCAGCCAGCCGTGGGTGACAGGTTCGAACTTGTACAGGACGGACCCGCGGTCGATCTGAATCAGCCGGCGCGTCTTCAGGAGGTGTTCGCCGCACGAAAACCGTTCGTAATTGCAGCCGATCCACATACGCCATTTTGCGCGAGAGTCGCACCACTCGCATTTTGCAGAGTTCATTGCGTCGCCGTTCGCCGTTCGAGGTCCTTCAGCATCTGGATGTGTTCTGCGAGACACTGCGGAACTGGCGCATTGCCCTTGGTCCACTGGTAGACCTGTTCTCGTTCATCGTCGGTCAGTTTTTCGATAGCGAATCGCGGCGCGTTTGCGACGGTCGTAAGGCTGAAGGCGTTCATCATGTTCGAGAACTCCTGCGACTGAACGAGTGCAGCGAGAGTGCCTTTGATGCTTGCCATGGTTGTCATTCTTTCGTTGTTGGGGTCATTCGTTCCCGAATTTGCTTCGGGGTGAGTTGTTGAAAGCCTAGCTTCCCACGCAGCCACACGGTCCCGTCGTCGTTCAGCTTATGGACCGTCCACTTGCCGTGGTGTTTCATTTTCCACACGTCGCCGACCTGTATCTCTGGCTGCGCAGGAGGCGCAAAATCAAACAGGCCGAGCTGGCTCATCTCCTAAGTCCAGCGCGCGAAGGATGTCTAGCGTAACGTGTTCGTTTTGCAGCACCTCCCATGCTATGCGACATCGACTTCCCAGTTGCAGATGTTGGTCAGGTCCATCCAGTCTTGTTTGGCAAGGTCGAGAACGGTCTGGAGCATGCTTTCGCTGTCGAGCTTTCTCTCTTCGAGAAGCGTTGCGAGGCCTTCGGCTTCGTCGTCTGGTAGCTCCAGCTCGATAGTTCCAGATGCAGTGATGTCAATCGTTAGCTTTTTCAATTTGCCTTCACCTTCGTGCAATTTGCGCCGACCCATTTTGATGCCGGCTGAGTCAAAAGAGATTCTTCTCTGGCGAACATGCTCGCAGCATCCATTAGTGACAGCGCGTGCAGCTTGCACGATTTGACCGTTCTGCGGTCGGCGACAAGTTGGCCGTTCTTGATCAGCTCGTATCCAACGGGCTTGACCAGCTTCCCGTTGTAGACAGGTCGGATCTCCCATGCGCCGCAGTGCGAGCGCGTCCCGCCGTCTTTGATTCGCGTCCACGAGATCATGGCTTGCGTTCCTTCTTGATGCGGTTGCCGGTCAGCTCCATCTCGTACAGCTGTCCGGTCGCCCGGTGGCAGTCCGGGCATTCACCTGGGTCTTCGTCGATCAGGAACACGTAGTCTTCGCCGCAGTGATCGCATGGCCTCACGTCTTCGAGTTCTCCAGGTTCTTCGAGGTCTGTCATGGCGCCTGTCTGGGTTGCTGATTGTTAGTTCGAACATTCCGACGTTGAGAAGTACCGTTGATGGCCCGGCCTGCATGCCGATCTTCCATTGCCAGCCACCACCGAATCGCCCCATGAATGCATCTGGCCCCCTGTGCCGATAGGTAATGCGCCTGCCGGCGACAGTGAACTTTCTGTTTACGGCCCCGTCGCGTTCTGGGATGAGCGCGCGAGCCTTTCGCATCGCCGTCGCGATGATCACAGGCAGACTCCTATCTGAAGCGGGCCTTCGATGGTGACGCAGATCTCCCCAGCCGCGCATCGGTCCGGGTCGTTCTGTAGCGGCCAGGTCGCGTAGTCGCAGAGGCTGCGGCAGGTAGACGCCGCGCCGATCGTCATGCATTGCAGCCCAGGCAGGCATTCGTTCAGCGAGCTACAGGTCTGGCCTTTGGCGAAGGCTCCGTGCTGGTAGCAGCCGACTACGCTGGGGGACATGAGGCAGGCGCGGCCTTCTTCGCAGTCCTGTTCCAGCGGGTCGCAGGTGGTGATTTGGATCGCGTCTGGCGCTTCGGCGTCTGGCGCTGGAGGAGTGTTCGCGTCGGCAACCTCTGCGTCGGTAGCGGCCGCAGCGTCCGGCGTGATGATGCCCGCGTCGGTCTCGACGATTGAGATGGAGTCTTGCGATCCAGCATCGGCGCCGAGGGATATGCCAGTGTCTGGTCCGATGTCTTCCGGCCCCGATGCGGCGGACCCGCATGCGCAGAGGATTGCTGCCAGCAGTGTTCCGATGGTCTTCATGATGGTGGTCCTTTTGCTATCGGTGTCGTTTATTGTTCGGCCAAGATTTCTTTATGCCTTTTTTGCGTCATGTATTCATTCATGGGGAGTGTGTCGAGACTGTTCATGATGAGAAACAGTGTCGCCCAGAGTTGGTAATCGCCATGGATGGCTGCGGACCATCGGCATTGGTTGTTCGCCTGGTACCCGAAGCACCAGTCTGGATCGAACCCTTCGAAGTAGACCGGTCTCAGGTCGTCACCGGTGTATTCCGGCTCTGGCGGAGGCTTGGTGATGAACAGGCGCGAAAGCGCGTCATCGCAGATCGCGTGTTGCGACAGCACAGAAATCTTCCAGCCATGGAAGTTGTTTCGCATAATAATGTTCAGGCCGATGTCTGGGCGCGCGAAGGCGTACACTGGAAGGCGTACACTCTTTGAAGTGTGCTCGCTTACTACGCGGGCAGACCTGGCCACCTCGTATGGCCCGTGCTCGCTGCTGACCAGTTCCACCATCTCTCGCTGTTTGAACGGGATCGATCCGCCGTTATGCATGACCAACGGCGCGAGAACGTCGCGGACGAAATAGACCTGCTTCACTGCAGCGCCAGCGTAGATGTACTTGGGGGTTCCTTCTCCGTATTCCTTGCGCCATGAGAGGAACCACTCCATGAGGTCCGGTGCGGCCGCGATTGTTTCAGCGAGTTTCATTGTTGCCTCCTGTTTGCGGTGATGGTGCGTCTGGCAGCAACCGATCTGCTGTGAGCTTGTACGCGATCGGTAACGGGATGTTCCACAGCTTCTGGTAGCCGCGGCAGAGGAGTGGAGTTTCGAGTTGTTCGATCTCACTCAGCACCCATCCGTGCGGACCGAAGAACCAGCGTTGCTGATCTTTGCCTATGAGTTTTGCGGCTTCGATGTCGCCGTGGACGAAGGCTCCGATGCGGCATGTTGCGACGATGGCGCCGCGTGCTTCGCTGAGATGTTGCGGTACCGGTCGGTCGCCGTCATGAAGAAGCGACTGCATCAGCGCGTCTGCCGGCTTGTCGAATCGCTGGCCAGCATGGATGGCGATTAGTTGGCCGATCATTCTGTCGTTCGGCTTCCAGGATCGGTTCTCTATTCGCTTGATCCCGGAGGCCACGAGGCCGGCCCATGGCTGATGCAGTGTCAGTGCGTACATCAGGTTCCCGCTTCCTGGTCGCGCGCGATCCACTTATTTTCAAACACGAGTTCGTGCCTGTGAAACATGAAGGCGACGCGGATAGACATTCGCTCGACCAGGTGCTGAAGGTTGCTTGGCGATGCACGCACTGTTGCGAATTCGTCCTGCCATGCAAACAAGACGTCTGTGAGCGCGGTCAGCACGTTCTCGGGCATGTCGTAAAGCATCAGCCATCGGCCGTCGACGCGCTCGACCGGTGATGCTGAGAACGTCAGGAGGTCTGGGAGACTGTCTCGGCGGGTGTATTCCACCGAGATGCGGATGGGGTGCGCGTTCGCGCAGCCGATCGTTAGAATTTTTTCAGGCATTGGATTGGTACCTGGGCCTACAGCGGAAAGACTTCGACGTCGAGAGTTATTGGGTTACCGGTTGAGAACTGAAGGAAGTACTTCAGCACGGTCTCGTCTGGGGAAATTGGTTTCGCGCGCCATTGGCGGAGGCTGCCAACTTCCAACGCGCCCTGTAGCATCTGCTGGACAGCGAGGTCGGTGGCAAGCATGCCTGTAACTCTGGCGCTAATCGTGTGGACCGATCCGGCGATATGCGCAAGGGTGCTGAGGTCTTTGGAGGACATCGCGTTCGGCGCGTCCGTCCTGGTCGATCTGACTGTTCGTGTTGTCATTGGTCGTTCTCTTCGTCTGTGCCGGTTACGTCTAGGGCGCAGAGAGTCTGTGCGATGTTTCTGGCTCTCTCGACAATCATTCTCTCGTCGAGGTCTTTGCTGTCCCTGGTTACGAACACTCGGATACCGGCTGAGATCGTATTCACCAGGTCATCGTTCACGTTGACTCGGATCTGCATGGTCCTATTTCACCCGCTGCCCGGTGCTTGAGGTTTCGGAATATTCTTCGTCGCTGTCGAAGCCCAGGTCGTCCGCGTCATGGACCGGGCAGAGATCGTCCGATACCGGCCCCAGCGCGCAGAGACATTCGTCCGGGACAAGCGGCGCCCGCTTGATGACTTCCAGCGTGCGGGTCACCTCCCTTAGTGCGCCTGCCATCACCTCTCGGTTAGAGATTGCGCCAAGCGCGCTGCGGACTACGTCCATCTGTGATTCGGTCAGTTCGATTAGATATTTCATGGCAGCCTCCGTGTGGTGAAGTCGCGCGCCTACCTTGCGGCCTGCGCGCGGTGGATTATTTGCTAGCTGTCCTCGCCTTTGAGGGATGCAAGGATGTCTTCGAGTTCGCTCGCGTAATGCTTCATGTCGCCGACGTATCCCCAGCTGCGTGAGTTGGCGGCCTGGCTTGCGCGATGGCCCTTGATTGCGGCGCCGACATCCTTGAGGAGTTTCTCGACCCGGTCGGCCTCGCGGTTGTAGACCTCGGAGGCGCTCTTCGATTTGGGCTTGGTGGCTATGGCTGCTTTGCGCGTCGTCATGAATCAACCCTACCTCCGGGTCCCCGTACCGTCAACGGGAAAGTGCGAGAAATCGTACTTTACCGCAAGCCCCCCGTATTGCCCCAGGATTCCCGCAGTGGCTCGGCCGGGCGAATATGCGCCCACGGCGCCCACGGCGGAACGGTGGGCGCCTGGTCCCGCCAGCGCCGGCCTGGCGGCGGCGGCCGCGGGGCCGCCAGTTTGCCCCAGGACATGGCGTGCAATACGGGTGTTTCGGAACGACCATTCGGACGTCTGCCGGGGGGGTTGACTTTCGGACTTACTAAACGCGAAAGTCGTTGGCCGGTGGCAGACGGGGAGATCATCGTCGACTCGAAACGTGGCGCAGGATCACTTGTGAGTTTCTCTGTGCTGATGATGGTCGTCCCGAAACACTCCTGGATCCGTCCCGATCCGCTTCGAATACGCGTGCTTGTGAGTCCGCGCCACCATGTTTTCCGGTATGCCGATGCCAGTCAGCGAAAAGAAGATCATGCAGCGTCCTGACAGCGCGTAAGCATTGGTCACAGCAGTAAGGTATAGATGCGTTTCGGCAATGCTAAAAACTATTGCGCATTAGGCGCATATCGAGAAAGCGAGATTGACAATGAAGTCAGACAGGAAAGCAGGAAGCGGGGGAGAGGCTATCCACTTGTCGCCAGCGCCGGACGGGGCCACCTGTGAGATCCATGACTGGAAGGACGAGGGGCTCCCGGAACGAATCGTTCGGTTGGCGCGAGAGCGACACATCGCAGATAGCTCGGTGACTGTCTGCAAGGAGTGCATCGATCGCGCGAAGGGCGTCGCTGAAGCGCAGCGGTATCCAGAGGGGAAAATCAGCGCCGACGATGAAGGCCAGGTCCAGATAGGGATCGCAGCCGATCCAGGGAAGGGCATCGTCGTCGTTAGTTTCGAGAATCCGGTGACGTGGATCGGGGTACCTCCAGCCCAGGCGCGTGCGCTATCGATTGCGCTAGACATGAAGGCGAACGAGATCGAACCGCCGATCATGCAGGGTACCGGCATGATGGTGAACGCGACGCGCGCCGATGGGGCGTCTGCCAGCGTGGAGATCGAGACCCTTGCGGACGAAGAGCTGAAGCAGTTCATCGCTGCGTTGACGCCAGACGAGCGTTCCGACTGGCTGTTCGGCGTCGTCCGCGCGGTCCGGGAAACGAGGCTGCTTCGATGATTGCGATTGACGAGGACGGCAATGGGGGCGCCCGGTGTGCCGGGCAGTGCTATTGCTGTAGCGCCACAAACAACAAGACGGACGACGACGGGGATCCCATCGCAGACGTTCGCGACATCATCTTCACGAACAAGAATGGTGTCGATCGTCGCCTGCCGCTATGCATTGAATGCAGGAGCGAGTTGCACGACGAGCTGACGCCAGACGATGCGGGCGAAGCGGAATCGAACCGTGTAAAGGAGTTGGACTGGTGAGCGATCAAGCGGCAGATGTCGGCGACGTGAATCACTGCAATAAGTGCGGGGAGGATCTTGGGGCGAGCTTCTATTCCGACGTTCCAGGGCACGGGGACTTGTGCAACGAATGCCACGTCGACGTCCATGGCACGAACCATGCCGAAGATCTAGGCGAGTTCCCCGGTGACGTGCGGGCGCGGAAGATCACGTCGCTTGACCGCGCAGCGATGGTCATTGACGGCGCACGCACCAGGCTAGTGAAGTGCATGGACCGCAAGCGCAAGGTCGGCATGGCGATGGCCGACGAGCTGGAGGAGATTGCGGGCGTGGTGTCCAGGCTACAGGACGCTATCGAATACCTCTCCAGCTACGATGGCTGACCCAGTCGACAAGTGTGCTTGCGGACATGAACGCGGATGGCACGTCCGTGGAGAACACGAGTGTCATTGCGGGTCGTGCGACTGCGACCAATACGCTTCCCCGCTGCCTGTAGCCAGGTCGGTACCGCGCAACGGGGAAGTGTTCTTCCCGCTACTAGACACAACTTGCTCTGGCCCTGGTTCGGCAATTGTTCCTGTCGATGTCTTGCCAGCGCCAGCGCCAGTGACGGTTCATCAGCGCGCTGAGAGCTACCCACGTTCGCGGCTCATCGCAAGGACGGCGGAGTTCGGCCGGCCGACGTGTCAGCGCTGCGGGATCGACGTTGACGTTGTTGCGACGGAACGAAGCATTGAGACGGGGTCAACACTCATCCACGTTGAGTGTCATGGCGCGCGCGACGTCGTTAATCTTACGGACGATGACGTGGACGCAGCCGTCAATCTGAGAGATGTCATCTCAGATCTTTGGGCATTCACCGACTAGCCTGGTGCGTCTTTTCCAGGTCGGTGAAGTACCTGCCCATGGAGAATGCGTCTTCTAGGCTTAGCTTGATCGTCTTCCGGTCGTTGCTGCCTCGGTCACCCTCGATGATTACGAGGGTGACGTGTGGAGCGCCTGCATAGTGGACCGCATGCAACGACCGGTGCGGGCCAAGGGTGTACTTACGCCCGGTCATCATGACGGCGCCTTAAACGGGGTCGTGGCCCTGAAAGAAGAATGTCGGGTCTGTCCCGGCGACGGTTTCCGTGACCTTGATGAGCTTCACGCAGTGCGGAAGGTCGGTCGCGGCCGGGCCGCTACGAACGATTGCATCAGTGGTCACGGTTGCGGCGATTGTGATCCACGTCGTTCCGTCATTCGATACCAGCACGTTGTAGCTGCCGGATGCCCCTGGGTGGACGACAAGCGACTTGTGTGTGAAGCGCTCGATATCAAGCTCGGTGTTGATTGCGAGTGAGTGGTTGACGTTGTCTGACATTTGGCTGATCTCCTTGGGTAGCGATCGAGCTTACAGCATGCGAAACGCGGTGCGGGACGTTTCCTCTGCGTCGCCAACGCCTCGGTTTGCGCTGAACTCTGTTAGCATCTTCTTGGCTGTTCGCTGGCCATGCTCGACGGCCCACTCGCGCTTGCGCAGTGCGCAAGCGTCGACGTGGACTTCGCCATCGTTGACCCATGCGATGTGGAATCCGTCGTCTTCGCTGATCACCGTCACATACCCGGTGTTTGCCGCGTTGGTGATCGGGGCTTCCCGGAGGCGATGGTTCGCACACGTCACGTCTTCCGGTCGGTCGACGTAGACGATCTGATCTTCTGTGAATTCCTGGGAGTTCATCGGCAGTACCTTTCGTTCAGCGCCGCAGCGTGCTTGTCGAGAGATCGGGGGAACGGGTCGTTCGGTGATTGCACCTCCCTGGTGATCCCTGTTGCGGTATGCGACAGGCCAAGCCCGTGGGATATAGCATGAGTGTTCACCGCGTATTGCATCGAGTAGCTGGAGTTCATTGAGATCGCAGGTTCGTAGAGTCGGATCTCCACGTAATTGACGCGGTCGCCAGTCTTTGACGCGAAGGTCTTCTCCCAGGCGGTGCCGCGCTCGGGGTCGTTCACGGATGCGTCGATGATTCGGATGTCGCACGGGCACGGCTTGCTGAGAACCAGGACCGCGCACCCAGCGGCACGGTTCCATAGGTCGACCGCCGCAGCGCAATCGTCGTGGCCACTCTCGCAGGAGACCTTCAGCGGCAGCCTGTCGCGATCCCACCGAACGGCAGCTTCGCCTTCAGCCCAGACTGGAATCCCTGGCTGGACCGCGTACTGATTCCAGAGCATTGCCCCGGTGATTGCTATTACCCCCAGTACCAGAACAATGATGGTTGACCTGTTCATTGCCTGAAAATACCAGGGGGGTCTGTCTGTCTACCTGATGAAGGTGGACAGGATGTGGGTGAGGCTGCCAACCTCTCTGGCGGACAGGCGGACGCTGATCTCGCGTCCGCCGTCACCCACGAACATCAGGACGACACACCTGTTCGCGACTGTCCGCGGAGGTTCGATCCTGATGTGGTCGACGTCGCCGCCCGCTTCGCCGAGGCAAAGCGTGATGCCGTAGTCGTCAACCAGGCTCCCCATACAGACAGTTTGTCATCACTTGCCTCCGGCGACCAGTGCGAGGCGTGTTACGACGGCGTTACTGGCTGGTTGCTGGCGTTACAGAGTTCTTCTAACTCAATGATGCGCAGGTACTTTTCAAGTCGTATGTTTTCGCCGGCCAGATTTCTGGCCGGAATAGATAGAAGCATCTGGCCTTCGTCGATGATGGCGTATTCGAACCCCTGCGAGTCCATGCGCGCCAGCGCCATGCCGTAGACGGTCTGGTTCGACGGCGTGATTGCTCGGTACTTGTAGTCGAACTGCTCTGCGATGCTTTCGATCTGATCTTCCGGCGAGAGGATGTCTCCGGCATCGTCTGTAGCGTCCGTCGGCAGGAGGAAGAGGAGGCAGCTGTCGCTCAGCGCTGTCATCGAATCGATCGCGTCTGGCGTCTCGTTTTTTTGCGCGTCCGTTTCGGTTGAGGTGTCGACACAGTCAAGCGTATCGCGCCAATGGTTCGCCTCGTGCTCGTCAAAGCTTTGCATCGATCCACGTCCGTCGACCTTCGTTATAAACATTGGTCCGCGTATCGTGTGCCCGCCAGGTATCACAAAGTTTACTGGCATCGGTTCGGTGCGGTTCCATTTGGGATGCGAGTTGACTGAGAGTGCTGCGTCTTCGTTGCAGACGATTTCGATCCTGCTTCCGCCTTCTCCACCGACCGTGATTGTTTGGCAGTGCCCCTCCACGATCGCCTGCCACGCATCGATATCATCCTCCACGTTCGCGATGTATGCCGGGGCCCCGACCTTCTTCACTACCGCTTTGATCACGTTCATCGTTGTTGCCTCCGCTGATGGTTTGAATTCGCTGGCAGTTTGGGCACTGCCAGCCGCTCGCAGACATTTGCCAGCCCTGGTGTTTCGCATAGGCTTCGGCCTCATATTTTTTCAGCAAGTCGCCTTCGACGAACAGTGCTGATTGCCTGGGGCAGGTGCGGCATAGCAGAACCCATGCGCGCACCATCTTTCCGTTGCCTGCCGTCATGCCACTTTGGCTTCTTCACTTCCGTCGCTTACTAGAACTCCGCCGCGCAGATATGCGATGTACATCCTGTCTCCGTGGATGGCTGAGATTATTCTTCCTCCGAGGACTTTGCACTGGGATGTTTTGAGTGCCTTGAGTACGCGAGTGATCATCCCTTTGTTGCATTCGCTGTCGTCGACTTCATATCCGCGTTGCCGGCTGGCCTCGATGCGATGCGCAGGGTTGTAGGAATGTTTTCCGGCGCAGCCGCAGCAGCACCGGTCGGGCTTGCCTGAGTATACGCTTTGCACGTCGCCGTTCGTGAGTGCTGCGATTGTTTTCGTTGTTGCGGTCATCGTCATTGCCTCCGTTAGTAGCTAGCGCAGACCGGGCCGATTCCGGTCTCGATGGATTGCGGTACGGTGAGTGCGCGGCCGCAGCGGCCGCAGCGGCCTTCGTGCCAGATTTCTACATTGGTGGGGAGTTCGCCGTTGGCGATGCGCTTCCAGCACCAGGCGAATGCCCGCGCGCTGGGGGCGTCTTCGCCGAAGGGGCTGCGCCTTCCGTGGCGGTAGTTGGTCTCTTCGAAGATCGTCCCAAGGAATGTGTAATCGTCCGGGGCCGAAAGGACTGACACAAAGTGCAGGACCTTCATTTCTTCCGCATTGTTGGATGGTACGAATTCGCCCTTGGTGACGCGGTAGGTGAAGCGCGTGCCTGTCACTTTTGAGACCAGGGTTATCGTAGCCTTGCCTGCCAGGACAAATGCCTTCGCCTGGTCTCCGCTTTCTAGTCGGTGCCTGTTCTTCGCCATGAATCCAATCTACCTCCGGCCGGCCCGGCCGTCAACGGGAAAGTGCGCAAAATCGTACTTTCCCGGCAAGCCCGGTGTGTGCCCGTATTTCGGCCGGTGGCGCCTGGCCCTCCCCGTGGCTGGGGGCGGCGGCCGCGGCCGCCCACGGCCGGAGTGCGGCGCGACAGCCGGGCGTGTTACCTTGACTTGGTGGACGGAGATCGGACGGCGACGGAGCACCCGCTCGACGGGTGCAGGGGCGAGATGCTCAAGCGAGCCCGTGCAGCCGAAGATCCCGACCAGGGAACGACGGCGCGCGAAGCCCTTGTGGCCCTGCTCGAAGGTGAGCAGGGGATATGCGCCCGTGATTCAATCAGGATTGCACACGCATGGCTGAACAACAGGCAGACTCCGACCGGGTATCGTGCGAAGTAGTCGATCGCGAAGTAGTCGATCGCAGATCGTGTTGCCCGCGGTTTGATGGAATTCAGATGTTTGCCGCCACGAAGGCGCGCGAGCGGGAAAAGCTGGGGGAGACGATCTCAGCGTGGATGGCGAAGAATCGGCATCTAGTCCCTGTCGATCGGACCGTTACCCAGTCATCTGACAATGAATTTCATTGCGTGACCGTCACCCTGTTCTGGCGCAAAGGGGTCATCTAGTCGCGTGACCTATGGCCTCGTTTCGAGACAGGCTTAAGGCGCGAAGAGCCGCGGGAACGGAATCGCCATCAGCTGCAGCCGTTTCCGGCCGGGGGGACAGCGCTCCGAACCCGCGGCTCGATCCGAATCTAGCACGGGAGGGTTCGGACGGCGGAGAAGATATCGTCGTCGCTGGGCCCGGCGTAGATAGTCGTGGTGTTGAGATTCTTGTGTCGGGCGACGCGCTGGGTGAGCCGGATGTCCCCGGTGGCCCGGTAGACGTTGGTCAGGGCGGTGTGCCGCAGCTGGTGGAACGTGAAGCGTCGGTCGAGGCCAGCGCGGTCCTGCCAGTTGCAGAAGGTGCGGCGGACTTGTCTGGTGCAGAGTCGGCCACCAAGCCGGCTGACGAACAGGGGGGAGTCGACGTCGAGCCCCTCGCCGTTGCGTCGCTTCCAGGACATGAACCGCTTCATCTTGAAGACGAGGCTGTCAGGGAGGAAGACGGTCTGGGGGGCGGGGCGACCGCCACACCGTTTGAAGACGCGCAGCTCGATGCGTCTACGGACGCGCCCGGTGCCGTCGAAGAAATCGCCGACGTTCAGGGCGACGATCTCCATCTCACGCAGCCCGGTGCCGAGGGCGAGGGCGAACAGGACGTGGTCGCGGAATCCGCGGACATGCTCGCCTGTGACGCGGAGAAGCCGGGCTTGCTCGGCGACGGTCATGGTGGTGGGGGGACGTCGAATCCCGTCGATGTAGCTCATGATTTGCCTCCTGGGTCCACGTTCGCGTTGGAAGGGGACGGAAGTCAACGCGAGATCTGGCAACTTAAAGAAAGCCCGCTGGTGACTACCCCGGCTGGGGTAACGCGCACACCGCTAGTTGTTGTCAAGCGTGACGAGAATGACTTCGCTGACTGGCTGTCGACGGAGACAGGGTTCCTTCTGGGGCTTGCGCAGTTTGGAGACGAAGACCTCAGCCTGGAGCCTTACCAGATCGCGTTCATGCGATGTAAGTCAGACTATCGATGCGTTGAGAAGTCGCGCCAGGTCGGATACAGCTTGCTGTTTGCGTGCGAGGCGATTGCGCGCACGCACCTGCGGGAAACGCACAACAGTATTTTCGTCTCGTACAACCTCGCAGATTCGAAAGAGAAGATTGCGTACGCGGCACAGCTACACGAAGAGCTTCCTCTCGAATACCAGAAGAAGAAGGTCGTTGATTCGAAGACAGAGCTTGGCTTCAGGTCGAATAGTTCGAACAAGCGCGTAAGCCGAATCATTTCGAACCCGTCCCGTGCGCCGCGCGGAAAGAAGGGGGATATCTACCTCGACGAGCTTGCTCACTACGCGAACGATCGCGAAGTGTACAAGGGGTCTACCGCACTGATTCTTCGCGCCAAAGGGCAGCTGACAGTGTGCTCTTCTCCGCTGGGTCGACGCGGCCAGTTCTGGGAGATAGCCAGGCAAGAGATCAGCAAGTTTGGATCCTACTGGCGCCAAGCAGTTCCGTGGTGGCTGTGTAGCTTCTTCTGCACGAACGTTCCGCTTGCAGCAATTGAGGCACCGAAGCTATCGACCAAGGAACGCGTTCAAAAGTTCGGCAAGAAAGGAATCCTTTCTCAGTTCGAATCGCTTTCGATGGAAGATTTTCAGCAGGAGTTCGAAGTTCTCTACGTCGATGAGTCGATGTCGTTCTTTCCGTACGAACTGATCTTGGGATGCACGAACGACGAACACGAGACCGTCGATGACTTCACGAAAGTGCCAACGGTCAATCGACTGGTTGCCGGATTCGACGTTGGTCGCAAGAAGGACTTCTCCGAGCTTTCGATCTTTGAACAGCTCGACGACGGTCGGCATGTCTCACGCCTGTTCATGCGATTCGACAAGGTCCCGTTCCGAGTCCAGAAGAACACGCTACAAAGGATGATGAACCTGCTTCCGGTTGCACGACTGTCGATCGACCAGAACGGTCTCGGGATGCAGATGGCGGAGGATCTTGCAGAGGACTATCCGCAGGTTGAGCCGTGCGTGCTGTCGGGGCCAAGCAAGGAACTGTGGCTTACCGATTTCAAGATCCTGCTACAGCAGCAGAAGCTGGTATTGCCGCGCAACCGCGAGTTGATTTCTCAGATTCATAGCATCCGAAAACGCATCACCCCAGCCGGCCGGCCGATCTTCGAAACCAACGACACTTCGAGTGGCGAGGGGCATGCTGATAGGCTCTGGTCGTGCGTCCTTGCGTGTAAGAAGGAGCGCATGGCTCCTGCGCAGGCCGCGCAGGTCGAGGTGAGGATCCTCGGCTAGGTGTCAGCCGACTGGACTAGGATGGCCGAACGATGATTATCCCGGTGAAGGTCTACGAGGTTGGCAGGGCTACGCCAAGCGAGAAGCCGAGGTTCGTGCGCGACTTCAAGATCGTCGCGCCCAGCATAGATGCGTGTCGCAGGCTAGTGAAGGACAAGATCACGGGCGAAGGGTACGCGGTGCGTGCGCTGTCTGTATCGCCTGACCCGAAACCAGTCGGGTCCATCCTGGTCTACGTGTGGACAAAGGACGTTTCAGCGTTACGGCGTGCCCCGTCGCGACGACGTCACCGGAGGTAATCAGTGTCCGAACGGCAGATAACGACAGATCCAAACGAGCCGCGCAATATCCGGGAAGACCTGGAGAGCATGAAGCCGGTCATCAAGGCACACATCATCTCGCAAGATCGTGTGCAGGCAACGAACGTTGTTTCCACGGACGAGGAGAGGGCGTTCGCGTCCGCTGGCGCACTGGAGCCTCCATTCGATCCGCAGACGTTGTGCGTGCTGTTCGGGCACAGCAATAGTCTGCGCCAGAACATCGACGCGTACGAGGTCAACATTGACGGATTCGGGCATCGGTTCGAACCGGTGATCAACCTGGACAGTGACGACGCGAACGAGCAGATTCGCGACGCATTATTTCTCGACAGGATTAGCGATCTGGAAACAGACGACGCCGACGATGATGCGATGGACTCGCTTGCAGAGCAGTACATGCCAAGCGATTCAGACGTTGAGAAACGCAAGAAGTCTCTGGTCGCACAGATTCGTTTGGAGAAGGCAAAGCTGCAGAACTTTTTTGATTTCTGCTGCATGAACGTGTCGTTCGTGAAGCTGCGAAAGCAGACCAGGCAGGACATCGAGGTGACTGGCAACGGGTACTGGGAGGTGTTGCGCAATGGACGTGACGAGGTCGCGCAATTCACCTACATGCCTGCGTTCTCGATGCGCCTCGTTCCATTGGACCCGGATGCAATACCTGTGAAGCAGAAGGTCCGTGTCTCTCCATTCACGTTCAAAACGATGGAGATGCGCAGACGCTTTCGGCGTTACGTTCAGGTGTTCCAGGACGACGTCATCTTCTTCAAGGAGTTCGGGGACCCGCGCGTCATCTCAAAAAAGGACGGCCGGGTCATCACAGAGGAAGAGAAGGATGACTTCGATGCGCAGACAGAGGCGGGCGCCGACGGTCCGGCGACTGAGGTCTGGCACTGGTTCCTGCACAACCCAGAGTCTGCGTACGGAACGCCGCGCTGGATGGGGAACCTTCTATCTGTTCTCGGATCGCGCCAGTCCGAAGAGGTCAACTTTCTGTACTTCGACAATAAGGGGGTTCCGCCCCTCGCGCTGTTGATCTCGGGGGGGAAGCTCTCGACGCAGTCCGTGGACCGCGTCAGCGACTTCATCGAGAACAACATCAAGGGCAGGAAGAACTTTCACTCGATCATGGTCATCGAGGCAGAGGCAGCGTCGTCGAAGGCGACAGCCGACAGCGCTGGGAAGATCAGGATCGACCTCAAGCCGCTGACAGCCGCACAGCACAACGACGCGCTGTTCCAGAAATACGACGAGCGAAACATTGACAAAGTCGGGATGGCGTTCCGGCTGCCTCGAATGCTTCGTGGCGACATCCGAGACTTCAATCGTTCCACGGCGGATGCTGCGCTGGCGTTCGCGGAGATGCAGGTGTTCCAGCCGGAACGCCAGGACTTTGACTTTTCAGTGAACCGGCAGCTGCTACTGAACGAGATGGGCATCAGGTTCTGGCGGTTTGTCTCGAACGCCCCGGTGACGCGCGACCCAGAGGTCGTCGCCAAGATGATCAAGGACCTAATGAACGCAAATGCGTTCACCGCGATCGACGTGCGCCCGCTCCTGGAAGAGGTGTTCAATCGCGAGTTCCGCACCCTCCAGGCGGACTGGGCCAAGCAGCCTGTCCCGCTGACGCTTGCCGGCATCCCGCTAGATGGGGATGCAGGCAAGGGGGACATGACCGGCGGGGACCTTGCCGGCGCAGGCCGGCGGGCCCCGAGCCAGGACTCCAGCAGGATGGATGGTCCGTTCCGCGGCCGCCGCCGCCGCCGCAAGAGTGAGATCGACGAAATCCTAGAGGACCTGTCACTGGACGAGCAGGTGACATTCATGCTGAAGCTCAGGGAGAGGCTGGAAAAGGCTGAAGTGGCCCGCGCCGAGGAAGAACACCTGGCCGCCCGCACCGACGCTGCGGCGCTGGCAGCAAAAAGCAAAGATGTGTGATTTCCGCGCAGGCATTGCCGCGGCGAACGTGGTCCTTCGGGACTGGTACATGATCGACGTTCGGAAGGCGCTGAACCCGCTGAACCAGAAGGACTACCTGGTGATCGAGCGCCGCCTGGCCAAGGCGCTGAACATCTCAGGGGTCGCAGAGGAACAGGCAATCATTGAGGCCACCAGCAATATGGCCGGTCTTGACTGGGGAAACATGTCTGAAGCTGCCCGGGAGCGCACGCTGGATGCGGCCCGCAGGACGGTCGCTGCGTCTGGGGCGAAGGTGCTTCCGCGGTCGCGCGGAGTTCTCGACGTCGAGGGTGAGCGCATTATCGGTGAGACCAGGAAGGCGACGAAGAAGAGGTATCGGCTGGACATCGAGACGTCGACCACGGACTTTGACAAGCAGATCGGCAATCACATCGTGTCGAGCCAGGCCAACTTCTCGACCACCGAGTTCGGCGTTCGGGTGGACGCCTTCGCCGACGAGTCTCGCCGCATCGTCGAGAGAGGCCTGGAGCTGGGGGAGGGCAGGATCGACATAGGCCAACGCCTGCACGACCAGGCCCGCGTCAATGGCATCGCCCGCAAGCGCGGGTATTGGGACGTGGTCGCTGGGTCGTTCGCGAACCGGGGCAGGACGTTTGCGCAGCTGTCCTCCTACCAGGACGCCGACATCACTCGCTACGTCATCGACGCCGTCATGGATGAGGCGACCACGGACATCTGCAGATTCCTGCACGGGCAGACGTTTACGGTCGGCTCTGGAATCGCTAAGTTCAACGAAGTCGATACCCTAGAACAGCCTGAAGCCATGAAGGACGTCACCCCGTGGGTCCGAACAACGACGGTCGACGGCCAGCTGGAGATGTCCTACAAGACTGGCGGGGAGACGTTCTCGGTTGGGCGTGTGCTAGAGTCCGCAGTGGGGAAGCCCGATGAGTCTGGACGGTTTGGAAATACTCTCTCTGGTGACCAGCTGGCTCAGCGAGGCATCAGCTTTCCGCCGTTCCACGGATTCTGCCGATCCAGCGTCGTACCTGACATCTAGTATTGGCTGATGCAACCCGGAAGACTCATTGCCCCAGCCGTCAGGACGCCGAAGCCGTTCCTAGATCTTGTGCAGGGCGACACAAAGGTGTTGAATCAGGTTGTAAATGGCTTTCGCAAGACCATCGCCAGAAGCTTTGCGCCAGGCGCGTTCCCGGTGCGCGGGCAGCCTTCGGTCGCGGAGGTCAAACGGCGTTTCGAGATCTGCGAAAAAATCACGCGCACGCTGCGCAATGATCATCAGTGGGGATGGTCGAGGATTCTTGGCAGGCTGCAAGAATACCTCGGCTGCGAAATTAGCGGAAAATCATGGGAGCCCGACAGGCGGTCTGTTTGGATTCCTGAAGACGGTCAATAAAACAGGAGAAAGACCATGGAGACCCAACAGGTATTCGAGAAACTGACTGACGCCTGCCGGCGCGTTCTGAAGAGCCAGGGATCTCCTGCCTCGATCGAGACGCGTACGATGACCCTCGACCAGTTCGCAGAGTATGCGATGGACGAGATCAATAAAGCCGACGGCGAGAAGTCCTCTCCGCGCGCAGCCCTGGCTCGCATCCAGCACCTGCACAGCACGATCGCGGTGGCGAAGTCTGCGTTCACGTCTGCCGAGCTGGAGTCTTTCGACATTCCGGTATTCAAGGCCGGTGCGTCCATCTCGATGTCCGATGTCGAGACCCGGTTCGAGGGCCTGGAGAAGCAGGTGAGCGCGCTCGTCGGCTCCCTCGGCAAGGGCAAGGCCGACGAAGAGGACGAGAAGGCCAAGGCCAAGGGCAAGGCCGACGACGAGGACGAGACCGAGAAGGCCAAGGCCAAGGCCAAGGGCAAGGCCGACGACGAGGACGAGACCGAGAAGGCCAAGGCCGAAGAGGAAGAGGACGACAAGAAGAATCCGTTCAAGGGCAAGGCCGGCGACGAGGACGAGGACGAGGACGAGAAGGCCAAGAAGGCCAAAGAGGAAGAGGACGAGAAGGCCAAGGCCAAGGGAAAGGCCGACGACAAGGACGAGACCGAGAAGGCCGCATGGCCGCAGGATCTCGCGAAGTGCGGCAACGTCAAGCGCGACGCTGACCTGTACGACTGGGGCCGAGACCCGGAGTAGCCGGACCGGCCACGAACACAACCCGAGTGAGCTTCTTCGAAATGTCACAAAAGCCCGACAGTATGACCGAGGTCGAGAAGACCGTATGGGGTTCTCCTGCGGGTAAAAAGCGGCTTTCGAAGAAGCTCGCTGCGATGATTCCGTCTGGATACACGACTTATGTCGAGCCATTCGCTGGTAGCGCGGCAGTCTTCTTCGCGCTTGAACAGGTCGATACCGAGGTCCTGAACGATATGGACCCGGAGATCGCATTCGCCTTCAAGGCGATCGCGACACTGTCCGATGCCGAGATGAAGTCTCTTGGCAAGAAGTCATGGACGGGGAACAAAGAGACATACAAGAAGCTGTACACGCAGTGGAGGTCGGGCAAGAGCCTCGGCAAGGTCGACCGCCTGCACAGGTTTTTGTACCTGTCCCATTTCTCGTTTGGGAAGCTACGCAGCGGCAGCTTCAACGGCAACGCCGACGGCATCGTCGCGCAAACGCCTGGCAAGGTGGACCGCGCCCGCGAGCGCCTTAGCGGCGTCAAGGTGCACAGCGAGGACTACCGCAAGGTCTGCAGCAAGTACGACGGAACGAAGACGTTCTTCTTTCTCGATCCTCCGTATGTTGGTTCGGATGCGCTGAACAGGACGTCGCGAGAAGGCGGCGGAACAAATACTGGCGAGAAGTCGTTCAACGAAGAAGATTTCTATAAGTTCCTGAAGGGCCTCAAGGGCAAGTTCCTGATCACATACGGCGTGACCGGCAAGACAGATTGGCCCGGATTTCACGTCTCAAGGATTACGAGCCCCAGGTCGATCGCGTCCATGCCTGGCGTCAAGGGGCCAAAGACCCTGACGCACCTACTGATCTCGAACTACAAGATCAGCAAGGCTGACATCGCCAAGGCGGTCGGAGACGACTGGACGATCGAACCGGTCGTGAAGGGGTTCCCAGGCGGAGAGGCCAGCGCCGGCCTGCACATGCACGCGCTCGACCGAGAGGCCCGTAGCACAAAGCTGGACGGCACGCACTCGCACACGTTCGTGTCACTGGACGGCAAGGCTGTAGTCACCGAGGAGGACGGGCAGCACTTACACGGGATCAGCTGCTACGACGGCGGCGCCACACACATCACTCACGACGGTGAGCACATTCACCACCTGAAGTTGCCAGGCGGAGTGACGTTGCGGACCGAGGTCGGTGGGTACCACGGACATGATGTCCATACTGAGACGACGGGATTCGATGGGACACACGTCCACAAGCTGGTTCTTCCAGACGGATCTATCGTTGAAAGTCTGGACGCCGACGGGGAGTGGCGTCGCGCCGGGAAGCCAGTATTGGCAGCCGGAACGCCGGCAGCCAGTTCGATCGCGACATCGAAGCAGGCCGGACTTGCCGGGGCCCTACGCAACTTCACGCTGCGTGCCCCGTTCCTGGTTCTGTCCGATGGCGACCTGTACGTGCGCACTGATGGAATCAAGAAGGCCGTCGAGGCTGCGATAGCAGACATGCTTCCGGCGGACGTCGCTGCGACTGTTCGAGTGATAGAAGGGGAGCCCCCGTCGCATTACGTCGAGGCCGCAGACCTGAGTGTTCAGGTTCGCGAAAAGATGGTCGCCAAGCATGCGGTCGACAAGGCTGCCGGCGACGCGCCAGAGATGCCAGACGTCCTGACGTGGGATGCGGTCTGGTCCGGGCGAATGCCTCCAGATGGCGAGTCGGGGCTGCCGGCGTTCCTGGAGAAGCAGGTCCCTGGACGCTTCCGCTACTGGAAGGCTGAAGGAGATCGCGCCTGCGAGGTTCGAGACGCGCTGATGGATAGCGCGCCTGACATCAGGATGGTCAACGGCCAGCCGACGCTTGTCACCGTGCAGATGTCGGTGTTCAGCCCATCCGCCGGGGAAGAGGCGCTGGCCAAGCGCGCAGACTTCGTTCACCAGGTTGCGCGCATCATGAAGGACACCCAGCAAGGTGTTCTGTGGACGCTGAACGAGTTCCCGAACGCAAAGCTTGAAGACGGCCAGGTGCTGGTGATTGCGGCCGACGTCGCAGACCTCTGGTCATCCAGCGGAGAGTCGATGGATTCTCTGGTGCGCAAGGTTGCCGACCTGAAGCACGGGTGGATCCTCCCCCTACGCGATTCCGTTGGCGCGCGCGCCGCGCTATCCAGGGTCGGAACCACGTTCCTGATTCGCAAGTCTGCGACCATGGGATGGGTGTTCGGGACGAACGTGGATGTGGCCAAGGCGCAGGTTGAGATCGTCGAGCTACCGTCAATCGGTGATACACGACGAGAGTTCACGCTGTCGCGCCAGGTGTGGAAGTCCGGGAAGCAATCGGTCTGGCATTTGATGATTGACAGGCCTGAAGAAGGTCTGGAGGCATGGGTCCTTCAGGGCGACCCGGTCGAGAAGGGGTGCGTCGGGATCCAGAAGGACGTCGCCGAAAAGGCGATGCTCGACTTCCAGGGCGATATCGACGACGGCGAGATATGGATCGAGGACCGCGGGACCGTCTCTGTTACGGATCGATGCGACGGCGTGTGCAAGCTGCGCATTGACGGCACGAAGCTGCGCGGGGATTTTGTTCTGACCGGTCGCGGCACAGGGTCGATCTGGAAGCTGGAACATGCTTCCAGGCCAGCGGCCGCTGGCGAAGCAGGTCTTCAGGAAGTGACCAAGAGCTACGACGTCTCGAAGCTTGTGATTGCCGAAAAGGCCAAGGACGAACGGTTCGTTTACGGCATCGTCCTGGAGCCAGAGACCGTCGATTCCCAGGGGGACATCTACTCTGAGGAATCCGTCCGGGTCGCTGCGCACAAGTTCATGGCTGAGTTCCAGAACATCGGGATCCAGCACTCCGAACTTGCCAAGCAGGTCGATATCCTTGAATCGTTTCTGGCACCTACATCGTTCTCCGAGGGTGGCAAGGACGTCAAAAAAGGGACGTGGCTACTGGCGGTTCGGGTCAAGTCTGCAACCCTATGGGCTGACATCAAGGCCGGGAAGTTCACCGGGTTCTCCATTGGCGGAACAGCAATGCGCCGCCCGGAGAAGTCGTAACCTTACTGTTTGACAGGGGTTGCTGCTAGCATCCAGACTACGAGTTAAGGCATGGGGAAACTTACGAAAGACAATGGCGAACCGACTCATCGACTGACAGATATCGTCGTTGAGGAGGTTTCGATCGTTGATCGTCCAGCGAACCAACGCCCGTTCCTCGTGGTGAAGCGCGCCGAGCCAGAGGCCGGCGGAACCATCGTGATGAACGCAGATGGAGAACTGGTCGTTGGTGAAGGCAAGGTTTCCAAGTCTATCCAGGACCGCATCGACGAGCTTGGAACTGGTGAGACGGACGCCGCGACGCCGACAAAGAAGGCCGGCGCGAAGATGTCCAAAGAGCGCATGGATCAGCTTGAGCAAGCAATCCTCTCGCTCGTAGCATTGAAGGATTCGTTGACCCCGGAGACGGGACCAACGGCAGGGTCCGCACACGCGAGGAAGACGGGCGACGACGGTGCGACTACTAAGCTGCTGGCCGACGTGACCAAGAGACTGGACTCGATGGTTGGATCGATTGACGAGCTTTGCACGGCCATGAAAAGCCAAGAGAAGCGGATCAATTCGGTGCGTACCAAAGTGGCCAAACGAAGCGAGCCTGTGTGCTCGAATCGTATCGAGGTCGAAAAGGGAAAACGGCCCCAGGCAGAACCAACGACGGCGTGGCCGATGGATCTCAATCGAGAAGAGACGCCGGTTAATACGCCACAGCACAGGTCGTTTTTCGACGACTAGCATGTAGGGAGGAGTCATGTCGCAACTCGCAAAGGTCACGAACAATCGGTCGCTGCTCGCGAAAGCCGATCTGTCGCTGGCAGATCTGACCACCGACGGTGGCCTTCTCGCGCCAGCGCAGAGCAAGAAGTTCATGCGTATTCTCATCAATGAGAGCACGATCATGAACCAGGCCACTGTGGTTCCGATGAAGAGCCACAAACAGGAGATCAACAAGATCCGTTTCTCGGGTCGAGTTCTTCGCGCTGGCCAGGAAGCCACCGCGTTGGTGGCCGGCGAACGCGCCAAGCCGGATCTCTCCCAGACCGAACTGGATGCGCAGCTGTTCAAGGCTGAAGTCCGGCTCGACAACGAGGTACTGGAAGACAGCATCGAGGGCGGGACGCTTCGCCAGACCATCATGACGTTGATGGGAGAAGCCATCAGCCGAGACATGGACGAGATCATCATCCAGGGTGACACCACGTCCGCGGATACATTCCTCGCGAAGTTCGACGGGATCCTGAAGCAGGCCACGTCGAATGTCGTCAACCATGGCGGCGCGCGGACCAACAAGACCCTCTGGAAGAACATGCTGAAGGCGATGCCCAGCGAGTTCCTCCGTGCCAAGAAGGCCATGCGGTTCTACACCAGCAACGACAGCGAGCTGGACTACCGCGACTTCATCGCGGATCGTGGAACCGTTCTCGGCGACAAGTTCCTGGAGCAGGACGCGCCGATCAACTACAGCGGCATTCCGATCTTGGATGTCCCGCTGTTCCCAGAGACGCTTGGCTCTGGAGACAAAACCAACGCAGTGTTGGTCGATCCGAAGAACATCAACGTCGGAATCTGGCGGAACATCCGCATCGAGACCGACAAGCTGGTGTCCGAAGGCGTCCTGATCATCGTCGCTACCATGCGCTTCGACATGAAGTTCGCGGAAGAGACCGCGGTGGTCAAGGGCACAGAGATCCTCGTCAGCTAGTCGCTGGCAGGTCACAACCTCAAACGGACGCATCTAGGAGGACATCATGAGTCTCGCAACTGCAGCAACGCTGGATACCGAGGTCGGCCGAGAAGGCGGCCCGGTCATCGCAGCACGCATCTCGTTCCTTGGCGACGATGCATATCCGACCGGTGGGTCGGTGGACTTCAGCGACTTCGTCGCTGTTGCCCTCGGCATCAACGCCACTCAGCTGGATATCCTGGGCGTCTTCGCTCAGAACCTTTCCGACCACGAGCTACTGTACGACCGCGCGAACGACAAGCTGATCGTTCGTGTCGCCAGTACGGCGGCCGAGGTCGCGAACACCACCGACCTGTCGGGAACTACGTTCGAAGCCCTCGTCATCGCGCAGTAGCGCGAAGAAGGACCCACTACGATGGCATCCATCACCACACAGTTCGGTACCGGCGGAGCGAACCTCGCACCGCAGGACGCGCAGGGTGCGCCATCGCTGGCGACAGCCCTTCGTGACATTGCAGCCGATCTCGCCGTGCTTCACGCGGCGATCGTCGGTATCACCGCAAAGCTCGATGCAGACGCTGGCGTCACCGACACTGACTACGCATCGACCCTCGATCCAATTGCACTGGTTACTGTCCAGGGCTGACGGCGACGGCTCCCCATAGGGGACAAGGAAGGACGACGACATGAGCAGATTTGTGAGGTTGAGGCCGTTCGATCGACGCAGGGGTCACCTCCTGCGTCGGTACATCTTCCGTTCGCAGAAGTTCGTTGCGGGGAATTGGTACGAGGTCCAGGACGGAATGGGCGACGAGCTGTCGACTGTACTGTCTCGCGACGGCGACGACGAATCTCCTCTGGCATTCGACGTGTTCGATACCAAGGAAGAGGCGCTGGCATTCGTCCACGCAGAGCGCAAGGCCAAGGCCAAGGCGACTGCCGAATCCCCCGAACTCGTCGGTGTCATGACCTCGTCTGATCTTGATGAAGATGCGGCGACGAAAGCGGCCATGGCAAAACGCGCTGAAGATAACCTTCAGCGTGCGAAGGCCAAGCGGGCCGAAGAGCGTGAGAAGTCTGACCGCCAAAACAAGCGTGCCCGCGACAAGAAGAAGGTCGAAGCGTCTGGAGGGGGAAGCCCAGCTGACGCGAAAACTGTTCCAGACCCCGAGGCCCCACAGGCATCTGAATCTGGCAGCGGAAAAGACCCCTTCGAGGATTAAGCTTGGGCCATGACGGCTCTCGCTGAAGGACAAGCCAGCAGCTGCACACTTCCGGTGTTGCAGCTGTTTGCCGTCGACCCCGACAACGACGGATTCATCAGCGACATCGACAGCGGCACCTACCGCATCCTTGACGCTGACGGAACAGAGATCGTCGGGGCGACGGCGTTCGATACGGACGACTGCCCGTCGGGAGACCGTCTGGGCGTCGGCCGTTATGTAATTCCACTCACGGTTCCTGCAACCCCAAAACTGGGGACATGGACGGTCGAGCTTGCGTACAAGCACACCGCAGCTGGAACCGATAGGACGCAGACGCTGACGTTTGAGGTCCTCGGCAGCGTCGCCGACCCGATGGCCCGCACCTACACGACGGTGTCCGCAATGCGCGATGCTGGTGTAAGCGCTGCGTCCATCAAGGCCGGGCCCCTGCGCGACCTGATTGTTCTGGCGTCCGCTTACGTCGAGCACTACACCGGGCGGTTTTTTGTTCCTGTCCCGAAGACGATCCTGGCTGACGGGAACGGTGCCCGCGGCATCCAGCTGAACGAGGCGATCGTCGCAATGGGGCAGGTTCGAATCCTGCTGTCTTCGATCACTCCGTCGGATAGCGCGATCGACCCAGCGTCGATCCGTGTCTACAACCGGCACCTGCTACAGGGGCTGACCGACCCGGACGACCGTGACAATCCAAGGGTTGAGTTCTTCTTCCATGAGAACTCCGCCACCGCGCTGGTATCGGCATCAACTCCGCTGCACTCGTTCCACTGGATGCGCGGCCGGCAGAACATCTCGTTCGAGGGAGTGTTCGGGTACACAGATCCTGACGGGACTCCGCTGGGCAAGACCCCGACGCTGATCGAGCATGCCACGAAGCTGCTGGTGATGCGCAACGCGCCGGGGCTGACGGATGCAGACGCACGACAGGACGCGCAGAACGCCTGGCGCCTGACCGAGTTGCGCACTCGTGACCAAACCGTCAAGTACGGATTCGACGCGAACAGTCCGCGCATCGTCGGCTCGCTAACTGGCGACCCAGAGATCGACAGCATCCTGGCGCGCTACGCTAGGCCGATCCAGATCGGGTCTGCGTGACATGCCACGCGGCCGATTGATCTTCCCATTTATCGTCGAGCTTGAGCAGCTGGACACGGAGGCGATGTCGCACGACCCTGACGGGGACGGCGACAAGACGTCTGGGTACGACAGCGTGTTCCGCGAGCCAATCAGCGTCACCGAAGATTCCGACGACATAGTCGGCAAGGCGTATCGCGTCGATCGCTGCACGCGTGTCCGCTGCCAGATTGAAGACCAGGAGTTCGAGGCAATCCGACAGGTCCTCGGCGGGACATCGCCGGACAGCGCAATCACTCTGGTGTTCCACTTCAAGGACCTGGAGGCGGCCAACCTCGTCGACGACAACGGCCGGGCCACGGTCCGCGTGAACGATCGCCTCGCGAAAATTTACGACCGCAACGAACAGCTGATCGAGACAATCAGAAACCCCCCAGGCCTGTTCGTGACCAGCGCGACGTCTGCGGGCTTCGGTCTCGGCAAGCATCGGAACCTGCTGATCGTGAAATTCGGCGAGCGCGAGCAGGGCATCCAGTCGCCTGGCCGATAACGGCAAGCGGAAACGGACGCACCTGCGCGTCCGTTTCCGGCGATAGTTAGAACGGTGGTTTGTTCTCGTCGGGCATGGCCCGGACCCGATCCCAGTAGCGCTTCGTGAGCGTGCGCGCCGCATCCCATTGGGCGTCGGTCAGGCCCCCGGCAGCTGCCTCGGCGAGCCGATCCCCCAGGGGGGCGTCGTCGGGTAGGAAGTTCCCAGCCAGCTTGCGGAGCGCGGCGGCGGCCCACTCCTCGGCGGGATGGATCGGCCCCCGGCGGTTGGCAGCCTTCACCGGCGCACAGGGCGGCGCAGGCCGTCCGTTCTTGGCCTGGCGGCGGCCGGCGGCCGCGGTAGATTCCGTGGCCCCCTGCAGGGCTGTGGCGGCCTCGGACAGGATGGCTACGACGTCTGGGAGCTTCTCGCCAGGCTTTATCCGACTGGCGTGGATTGACTCGTTGGTGAGTTGCTGCTTGCCGGCCAGGGTGGCGCTGACCATCTGGTCGAGCTTGTGGTCGGCGACCAGGCGGGTCACCTGAACGCCGCGGTCCTGGCCGATACGGCAGCAGCGATCCTCGGCTTGCGCGTTCAGGTCCGGGACCCAGGCCAGGTCGACGAACAGCATCTGGCTGGCCTTGGTCAGGGTGAGGGCGGTACCCATTGCCTGGATTGTTCCGCCGATTCCCTTCAGCGTACCGGCCTGGAACGCGTTCTCGATCCTGGTGCGTTCAGTGGCCGCAGTGTCCCCGGTGATTACAGCCCAGCCATCGCGGTGGGCAAGCGCGTCGATGGGCGCACGATGGGCGCTGAATACGACCAGCGGCTCGTCGATCTCTTCATGCTCAGCAGCAATCTGCAGCATGGCTGGAATCTTCGCGGTGGCTAGCGCCAGGCGCGCGGCGGACATCTCCTCGAATGCCGGGCCTCGCTGGCTGAAGAATGCAGCCTCGTTTACCGCATGGTCGAGGTCAATGCCTGCGGCTTCCAGCGCGGCCAGGGCTGCCTTGCAGAGCTTCTTTGTCGCGCCGTCGAGGCTATCGACCGTCATCTCCCGGTATGTTTTTGTGGGCAGGTCGGGCAGGACATCGCGCCGTTCGCGCCGGAGGCAGACGCGCTTTAGGAAGTCCGAAGCTGCCGGCGCTGGGTGCGTGCCCCATTCGATTCCGAAGCGGCCTTCCTTTCCGTTGAACAGGATCCTGAACCGGTCCCAGTCGCCAAAGGCTTCGCGCGCGATGTCGGCAGCCATCATGAGGGCCCAGAGTTCTGGCGGGCGGTTCAGCAGCGGGGACCCTGTGAGTAGCCAGGTCCTCCCGCCAGCCTCGCGAACCGTTGCAGCCATCGCGCGGTAGCGCTTGGTCCGCTGCGCCTTGTTGTTTTTCAGTGCGTGCGCCTCGTCGGCAATCATGATCGTTCCTGCCGGCGGGTCCGTTGGCTTGTCCTTCGGCAGGATGTCGTAGTTGGTGATCACGATCTCGCCAGGCTTCGGCCAGCGAAAGCTTTGCCTCCCCTTCAGGATGTCGGTCGTGAACTCGGGGCGCCACTTGGCAGCCTCGCGTGCCCAAACTCCCTTGGCGATTGCCGGCGCGACGACCAGGACGGGGGCGTTGGAGTCCAGCGCAGTCAGGGCCTGGACCGTTTTCCCGAGCCCCATCTCGTCGTCGAGGATTGCGCCAATACGATGGGACAGCCAGTTGACGCCGTCGACCTGGAACGGGTACAGCGCCTTCCCGTCTTCGGCCAGGGCGGTCTGGATTTTGCCGATCCTGTCCGCGGTGGTCGCGGCGGTCGCTGTCGCCTTGCGGGCTTGCGCTGCCATGGCGTCGGCTACATCGTCGGCTACCGATACCGCGAAGCCCAGACTCTTCAGCTCTTTGATTAGCTTGGGGATGGCCATGAAGGAGATCCGATTCCCCTCCCGCGCGCGGTCATAGCTGGCGCCAACGTCGGCGCAGGCTGTCCGGTAGTCGCCGAAGCGTTCGCGTCCGAGGAAGCCCTCCGGCCTGACAAACGGGAAGTCGTTCTCGATTACGACCCGAATGACCGGGACGGGCTCCTCGTTGCAGTCGTCGCAGAAGGTGGTCCAGCACCCACCTTCGTTCTGGACGTGTCCCTCCTCTGGGTCGACGCCGATTCCGCAGGTATTGCAGCGGCCCCTGTAGGTGTTACGCATGGCTGAACTCCTCGTCGATGGCTTTGATTTCGTTCTCGAATGCCTGCGCCTCGACCATGCTGATGACTCGCTGCCCATGCCCGTCGCCGATATCGACATAGCGGTATCCGCATTGCCGGCGGAGCATGATGCCGCGGGAGTCAGTCGGCTCGGAAGACATGGTCGTTCCGCTGCCGTGGTAGAAGGTCCAGGTGGTGCCGTTCGGGGTTTCGTTTTGCGTCGTCATGATGAGTCCTAGAAGCCTGCGTTTGCTTTGT